GATATGGAAATGTTGTCCAAGATACCTGAATTTGGATTTGAAGCAACAGAGGTATATAAAACTACCCTTAATGTAAATAAGGCTTTTGATGAAGCTAACGGCATGGCTGAAATTGCCCGCAGAAAGAGAGAACGTGAAGAAGCAGAGCGCCTTGCAGCAGAAAAAGCGGCGGCAGAAGCAGCGGAAAAGGCAGCACTTGAAGCTACGCAGGTAGAAAATGAGCCGGAGCAGGCAGAAGTAGAACCAGTACAGGATGAATTTATAATGCCAGATTTTGATAACGATATGCCTTTTGGTGAAGAATGCATTATTCCTGAATCCGGTACATACATGACATTCAAAGCATTGCTTACAACAGAGGATAAAACAAATCTGATGCAGTGGATGAAAGACAGGATGATTCAGTTTGAAGTTTTGGAAATGGGGGAATAGGTATGGTTAAGACGGTAATCATATGCGATATCTGTGGTAAAGAAATATCCCCTGAACCGGTAACATTTGATATTGGTGTTGCAGGTTTGAGAATGAAATCCAGATTTGGAAACTATAGTCAGAAAAAGATAAGTGAAAACATCTGCAAGGAATGTTTAAAGGAAAAGGGATTCATCATAGATGTTAAGGATCAGGAAGAAATGGAGAAGAATACAGTAACCTTGGAAGATAAACTGTTAGATATTTTAACTGATCTGGGCGTTTCATTTGTGGAGGAATGAATATGGAAAATTTTAATGTTCGTTTGAGTAAGCTGCAGGAAGAATTAAAGGCTCCCAAGAACATGTATAACAATTTTGGTAAGTACAGTTATCGTAATGCAGAGGGCATTTTAGAAGCTGTTAAGCCATTACTTATTCAATATGGAATGGTACTTAACATATCGGATTCGGTAGAAATGGTAGGGGAAAGGTACTATATCAAGGCTACAGCAACGGTACATGATACCGAATCAGATCAGATCATGGTTTCTACGGCATATGCCCGGGAGAGTCTTGATAAAAAAGGTATGGATGATAGCCAGATATCCGGTACTGCATCCTCTTACGCCCGCAAATATGCTCTTAATGGTCTTTTCCTTTTGGATGATACCAAGGATGCAGATACGGACGAATATCATAATCAGACACAGGGTAACGGGAATAAGGCAAAAAACGAAAATGCAGCAGAAGAGCAGAAATTTAATGAGCAGGCTGCCAAGGAAATGAAAGAACTGGCTACAGAAGCGCAGAAGAACGCTATTTTAAATATCTGCAATAAGCACAAGGTTAATCTTAATAAGTTAATGGAGAGTAATAACGTAACATTTGAAACCATGAACAGAGAACAGGCGGTATGGCTTATAAATGCATTTAAGAAGAAATACGGTGATGATTAATGCAGGGAATAGGCAATGTAAAGTCCATTACACGGGATTTTATAACAGGCAAGGCTATTGTGGCAGTGCAATTTGACAGTGTATTGCCACAGGAATTGCAGAATCTATCCAATCAAGAAAAGTACCAGATAACCATAGATAAGCCAAGAAAAAAGCGATCATTGGACGCTAACGGCATGTTATGGGCATGTATCGGGGAGATCGCGGCGACTCTGAATGTGGATAAATGGCAGATATATTTACAGATGCTTAAGCGGTACGGTAAGTACACCTACATAGTTGTAAAAGAGAATGTTGTAGATGCAGTAAAACGTCAGTGGCGTGAATGCGAGGTAATCGGAGAGATTGATATACATGGTTCCAAGGGAATACAGATGCTTTGCTATTTTGGTAGCAGCACCTATGACAGCAAAGAATTTTCAGTACTGTTGAATGGTGTTATTGCAGAAATGCAGGATATAGGATTACAGCCACCGCCAAGTAAGGAAATGCGCAAAGCATTGGAAAGGTTGGAGAAAAATGAGCAGAACAAAATCGGTACTGGTTGATGATATGGAACATTGTATTGTATGTGGCAGCCCTTATATCGAAGTGCATCATGTATTTTTTGGAGCCAAGCGCCCTATAGCGGATAAGTACGGTTATGTATTGCCGTTATGCAATAAACATCATACCGGCAGTGCTGATTGCCCACATAAGAACAGGGCAATCGACCTTGCCTACAAATGTATGGCACAGAAGCATTTTGAAGCGAACAGGGGCAACAGAGCAATGTTTATAGAATTGTTTGGAAAATCGTATTTGTAATTGGAAATGATCAGAAAGGATGTAGAACAAATGGCAAAATTTACAGTTGAGGTTAATTTAGATTGGTTAGATGAAGAAACAACCATTGATGAAGAAATAAAAGAAGAGGTAATTCGCGGTGCAAAAGATTATCTCTTGGAAAAGACAACTGATGAGATTCAGAAGAAACTTGATGCTGAAATTGGTAAAAAGTTAGTCGAAGCCAGTGAAAAGGTTGAGGAAATTGTTGACGGATTCTTAGAGACTGTCACTACTGACAATATTTCCAAGCTAAAAATTGCAGAAAAAAAGTCTGACTGGTCAAACGAAGTAATCATGACCCCTATCGGAGATTATATAGGAAAACGATTTGAGAGTTTTTGCAATGAAAAAAGATATAATAAAAACTTTGAGTTGGCTTCATATAACAGTGATAAGAAATATTCTAT